GTAGTATCTATTACAACTTTGTTTAGTGCATCACTGTCAGCTATCAGAGGTACGTAACCACCTTCAGTGGAACTACCATCGTGCTTGTGTCCAGTAGCTAAAGCAAAAGTATCTCGTAGAGCATTGTACTCTGCGTTTACTGGTGCAGCTTTAATAACCGCATTAGCGATAATGTCTGCTGCTGATTGTCTTGAATAACCTGCCATTTAAAGTCTATCCCCCACGCCAAACGTCACAACTAGCCCTTGAATACTGTGTGATGCACTGGTGTCATTAGTAACATATTTAAAAGAAACTGATCTACCTGAACCCGAAATATTAGTACGTTGTACTGGTGATGGATTACCATCAAATATAGCTGTGCTATTATATGTTGCTTCGTTATAATATGCAGCAGCACCTGTTGTTGATAAATTAAAGTTAGTTGGGTTTAACGTATCTACATCTTCGTAGTCATACACAGCCGACATAACAATAGAGTTATCACCTTCAGAACGTAAGTAAGTAGCTACACTATAAAATATTTTTCTTTGTTCTGGATCTTGTAGGTAATAGTAAGGAGTCTGAAAAATACTAAATATTGGATCACCTGCAAAACTGTTACCTACCTCTTGTTGTTGCACTTTACCTGCTGAAGTACCGTGTATAACAATTTCGTTTTGCCCTATGTAACCACTAGCTGCACACGTAGCTGTAATACCTAACATCTGACTGTATTCAAACTGTAGACCGTTAGGTGTTTGTCTAAAACCACCTATAATACCTTGAGTGTCACTACCTGCAAAGAAATACCTAAACTGTGTTTTTTGTCTTATTACAACAGCGTTAAGGCCTTCAAGGTCAATATCAAAAATGATGTCTGTAAAAATAGATTGTATGTCTTTTGATATTGTTTCAAGATTAACATCTCCTATCTTATCTGTACCAGAAATAGGACGTAGACCATCTTGTGATAAGAACAATAAGTCACCACCAATTTCTATAACACTATCTGTAGCTAAACACCCAAGGTCATCTGTAACAGTCTGTAGTGTAAAGTTAGCTAATGCAGTACCACCTAGTTTTTTAATATTGGTAGAACCAAATATAAACAGTTCGTTTCTAAATGATTTGATAGCAACTATAGGAAAACCTACATTTATGACACCTGCACCATCACTAGCAGCAAAATTTGTTTCTGCTAGTGGAGCACTAAAAAAGAGTTTAGTTGGATGTGCAGGATCACCTGCTAAGAATAAATGATTTTGAAATATTGCAGAAAACTTAGGATCGGTAGGAGCACTACTATGTGTAATCTGTGTGTATGTTGTACCATCATAAGTAGCTGCAGGATTTATACCATCTGTTAAAACTACTTTTGGTGTAGCAAAGTTAAGTCTAGAGAATCTAACTTTAGTTACCCCTACCATTGTAGGTGAACCTGCAGTTGTTACAGCATCCCAAGCTGAACTAGAGTTATTCCATTTATGTAAGTAGTTGTTACCTGATGAAGGTTTTCTACAAGCTAGTATGCCATCGTTTATACCGTCAGCTACAACTACACCTAGTACACTTCCTGTGCCTGTAACTGTGCCGTAGTTATTAGCAAACCCACTTATCTTTCTGTAACCACCAGTAACAGCAGGTTCGTAATTAATTAAAGATATAGCAGATCCAGGTTGTGTTTCACCCTGAGACAACACATCTCTACTAGTGTTTAAACCACCTTGTGCAAAGACTTTAAAGGAGGCTAGATTATCAGCCATTAGAGTACTCTTCCTAGCACTTGGTTAGAAGAGTTTATTCTGTCTACTACTGTTGATCTTACTCTTAGAGGTTCGTCAACAAGAACTCTTCTCATTAACTTTATACCATCTTCAAAATTGTTTTGGTGCATTGCAGCACTCTGTTCATTAGATCTAAACCTCATCATGTACATCATAGCACCATCAATAAGAACGTGTTTAAACCTGTCAGGTATTATTGCTGTGTCGTTAAAAGCTGATAAGTCAGCAGGAAACTTGTAGTACACATATTCTATTTCGTAGGAGTTGTCAGGAATAGGTGTGACTCCAAACTTTAGTTCGTCAGTTTGATAGATTAGAGTTGGAGAAGATATTCCTGCTTGATCCCCTGTATCATCAAAATGTCTGTATCTCTGAATGTACTCTTCATAACTAACAGAAGGAAGGTGCATTGGAGTATTGTCTACTGATGTTAATTTTTTAATGTAGAAGGTTTCCCAATCAGCACCAGAATAATCAGTAGGAAAATCGTATTGTCTAGTTCCTGCTGCCAACGTTTGTGTTTGTGTTGTTTTTAAAAATGGGAACTCTTGTCCTGTCTGAATGATGTTTCTAATGGAGTTATTTATTGCGTCTTTAGCTAAAGCTTGAACGTTACGTACTGTATCAAAGCCATCACCAGAAGTATCAAGTGTGACCTCGTTAAGCCTACGTAACAATTCGTTAACTAGAACAACATATGTAGCCATTACAAAAATCCTTTAGATAAGCTAAAGGGGCAAGTCTCCCTGCCCCTAAAGTTTTATTTATGCAAGTGTGTCACGGTCTACTTCTTGAGCAGTACCGTCCTTACCCATATCTGTGCAATCCATCATCCATGCCCAAATTCGGATCTTGCCTGTAGTAACAGCACCACCAGACAATGTTGCAATTGTCATGTCGATGTTGTCATCAGCTACAGCCATTAATGGTTGGAAAGCCGCAGGGTTCTGTGCAACTACTGCTGCAGCAGATGTTCCATCAAATCCATCTACAAAACAATCGGCATCAGCCCCTGTTCCTAGATCTAGAGTTAATGTAGAACCGTCAGAAGCTGTATCAACTTCCATACCTGCGTTAAGGATCATAGTTCCTTTTTTGACAGCAATCACTGGAATGACATCAGATGCTGCAAGAGCAGAACCTTTGTCAGACAAAGCAGTTGCTAGATTCAAAACAGTTTGAACCATGTAGGGTTTTCTACCTGGGTTGCTGTTCGCTCCCCTTGCAGATTGAAGTGTATTATCACCTAAAGCCATAATTCAATCTCCCCTTACGCTGCGTTATATTTAGCAGTTACGATTGCTTCTGGACGAAGAATCTTCCTGCCGTATAGATGCATACCACGAACAATGTCAGCAAAGCTGTCAGGGTCACGGTAAGTTTCAGTCTTGCTGATCTGCTCCGCTGTTGCGACTGCAGAATCATGTCCGGCAACAATAACACCATAGTTAGTGTTTTGGTTTGCAGAGCCTGTAGTTCCTGAACCTGTACCTACTGAAGGAAGGTTTGAGGAAGTATAGAGTCTGAAGCCATGCATGTTGTTCAGTACTAGACCGTTACGTAGAGCACCTGATTCACCGTAATCAGCATTTAAGAATCGAGAATCCTCGTCTGCTAATATTTCCATGAATACTGGGTCAACTACGAGCCATCTACCTTGTGAGTCAACTTGTTGTTGATCCAACAAACGCTTCATGCGTGATATAATCATCGCAGGAGAAACAGTTGCTGTTGGTAGTGCAGTTGCACCTGGTAGACGTGCTGCTACAGGGATTGAGTGATCTGCTGCAGAACTAGTTGTGATGTTACCAAATGAAGACTTGATAAGTTTCATTGAAGATAACAACTCGTCTGAACCTGCTGTTGATACAGCTTTTGAACCATTTGTCTGGTCATTAACTGTGTCAGCGTCAGTATGTAAAGCAGACTGTTTAAAACCTGATAGATAGCCAAGAACTTCTTGGTCATGCTGATCAGCTAAACGGTATGCTGCACGATCTGTTGCAAGTTGCATAAAGTTTACGTGTGAGTGCGCTTCCTCTATATCGTCAATCTTAAAAGCATAGTAGTTCGCTTTATCTACGACTAGAGAAAAGTCTTCATCATCAAGATCCTGTGCTGTGATATTCGTACCTCTAGCATAGGAAGACACAGAAATTTCTGGTTCCTTGATAATTTTCACCGTATCTCCTTGTGCGCTGATCTCTCCGAAATAATCAGAGTTGGTGATGTCACCGCACACAGTTGCCTTGCGAAAAGCAAGCTGTACTTTTTTGGAGTATATGATACTGGAAAAGTTACCGTTTGGTAAGTTACCGTATCCTCCTGCTGTTGAAAAAGCCATGATTAAATCCTCCATGATATTTGGCTTTGAGAATAAAGCTTAAACACCTGAAAGAGGCTGTATGTTTTCTAGGGTGCAGAAAGCATTCGGTTGCGCAACAGAATACCACTGGGCCTATACTTAAACAGGTAGTTCTTTGTAGTTTAGACTTTAGAGAAAAGTATCTTTGAAGGTAGTCCTTACGGAGGCTTCAAGTCAGATACTGGTAGTTATATGCTTGACTTAATATATGTCAACCATTTATCTTGCAGAACCAGTTATATCATAAACAAACTTGCCATTACGCATCGCTTCGTTTATTTGATCCTGCTTTTCTTCAAACTCTTTAGATGACATTCTAGATACATCAGACTCTTTAATAGTGCCTTGTACACCTTTTTCATCAATAGAAGTTCGAGAACCTTTAGCAACAGTAGACGCTGCAGCCTTCTTAGACTGTTTCTTAGCTGATATAGTCATACCGTTGTCTATCTTATATAAATCAATTACACGTACAACTGATGCAGGATCATCCATATTTTCATAGAGTGCATCCTTAACCCATTTAGGTTGTGCATCAGCCCAATCATGGAACTGATCTGCTTGTCTTAATTCATCAAAGTCTTCGTGAGACCTACGAATAATGTTTTCTGCTTTTACTCTTTGAGCTTCAGAGTGAGCGTCATCTAGTTCTTGTAACCGTGATTCAGCTTTGTTGAACATCTCCTGTGCTTTCTTAGCAGCAATAGTTTCAACAATACCTGCAACATCTGGATACTCACTTGCCCACTTTTCTATGTCTTCATCAGACTTAGGGGGAACAATACCCTCACGTTTACTTTTAGCTTCTAGAGCTTCAAATCTTTCGTTCCACTCTTTTTCCTTGTCTGACATATGCCTACGCAAATCGCCATAACGTTTCTTAAAAGATTTCTCTTCGGCACTTAAGCTACTATCGTCTTCCTGTGCTTCGGTTTCCTCTTTGGTTTCTTCTTGTTTGGAATCGTCTGTGGCTTGTACTTCGGTGTCATCAGTATCTTCGCCACTGGATTCACTTTCAGTAACTTCTTCACCACGAGCCTTTGCCTCTAGTTTAGCAATCTCAGCTTCTTCAGCTTCCATCTGTTTTTGTTTTTTAGTATGGTTGTACCCACGATCTACAAAACCTGCAGTCTTCGGTCTTTCCATTTCAGTTAGTTCAGGCATTTAAAGTTCTCCTTTATGTTGGGGCCAGGAACCATTCCTGGGTAGCCTTATAGTTATTGTTTACTTGTTGCCTTTTTTATTCATTAGTCCACCTTCAGCTCTACCTCCCTTGTAGCCTTTAGTGGCTTTACTTTTTCTTGTATCAAGTTTTTTCTTTTCTGCAGAAGTTATAGATTTTTTACCACTCTGAGATGAAAAGAATTTTTTATCTTTTTTCTTTCTTCTTTCTGCAGCAGCTTTTCTTGCAGCTTCTTGTCTATCACCTGGTTTTTCATAAATAGTTCCACGTCCACTACCTACAGGTTTTATTGCAGCTTCTCTATCACCTGGTTTTTCATAAATAGTTCCACGTCCACCTGATGGACCTGGAGCTGCATTACCATCAGTAGCAGGTTTTTTAAGTTTAGCTCTGTTTGCTATTTTTTGTTCGTCACTAAAGATAGGATCACCAGTCTTTTCATCTCTTGTATACTCAAGACGAAGACGATCAAGGGCTGCTCTAGCTTTTGCATCTCCATCTGCTACTTCTTTAAATACGTTATCTATGAAGTTTGTAAAACCTGAAGCGTTGTCAGTTATCTTTTTAATTTGAGCGTCAACAAAGTCTGTTTCCATACCCTGTGCTTGAAGAATAAATCTTGAAGCCCTTAGATCAGATAAAGAACCTAGAGAAGGAACAGTACTTGCTGCAGCACCTAACGCTCCTCCTACTGGACCTGCGATTCCGAAACCAACTTCAGTAATTTTTTTACCAGTACCAGGATCAAGCAAACCCTGCGTAGAATTTTCTACAAAAGTTTTAATAGAATCTGGGTTACTCCAGTCTACTTTTTCACCCCAGTTTTTAAAACCAAAACCAAAACCACCAGTTCCAGACTTGTTACCTACAGTAATGTTAGTACCACCACCTCCAGTTCTGGTAGGTGTAGTAGGTGTGATAGTCGTATCAGTAGGAGTTGTTGTTGTTTCTTCAGTTGTGGTAGTTGTAGTTTGTGCGCCAGTTAGGATAGTCCAACCTGCAGCTAACCACTTCTTCATCTGTTCTCTTGTCTTAGCTTCTGCCTCAACACCTTCTGGAGATCTCATCATCACTGGAGTAAAAGCATTTTGAGTAGCTTGGTTTATTGCTTGCTCTGTTGTCTGAGATGTTTGAGTAGTCGTTGAAGGGGATAAGAATGAGTAGTTAGGTTGGTTGTAAACAGTAGGTGTAATAGCTTGAGTCTGTAATTGATTTACAGGAGCAGAGCTACCACCTCCAGAATAACCCATTGTGTTGCCTACGGCTTTTGATGGCTCTTGGTTATATAGTTGCTGTTGTTGTAGATAAGGGTTCTGTACAGCACCACCCTGCTCCATACCCATCATAGCTTCTACTGCTTGCTGTTCTTCTGATGTAAGACTTTCGTTCTTAGGACCACCTGCAGGAACAGGCTCTCCACCTATACGTCCATTGGCTTCCATTTCAGCTAGACCCATCTTAGCTTGATCTCTTAGATCCTCAAAGAACTTGACACCGTAGTATCTGACAACATCAGCAGGAACAACATACTCACCCTCAGAGAGTTGTGCAGGAATATCATCTCGTACTTCCTCTGCGAGAGAGCCAGGTGGTACTTCGTTTCCTGATACTGGATCTACGTCCATACCATCATCTGCTATTCCACCCTCATCCATGAATGCCATCTTCATTTGATCGTCCATTACTGCACCGCCCTTGTTAAATGTTCTAATACTTTGATAGACTGGATGCTCTTTACCACGAACAGAAATGTTTCCAATCTGAGGACCAATCTCAATCTCACCAACTACAGTAGGTCTAAGTCTTGGTTCTGTTTTTGAGTTAGGATATTTTTTAAGATTAACACCTTTAGAAAAATCTGTTTCTATTGTGTAAAAATGTTTACCCCTGTTTTCTACAGAAATGAGAGTTGCAATATCTTCCATTCCTTCAGGTGCTTTAGTCCACTTCCAACCTGCTTTCTTTTTAAACAAGTTAGTTTTTATTTGTGTCTTTCCTTTACCTACAGATCCTACTTCTTCCACGTTGTCATTAGATACTTTAAAAGATGGTTTACCCTCTGGTGAAATACTAAGTTTAGCACTTGATACATTCCTGCCTGATAAAACTTCTCCTGTGGCAGGGTTTAAATAATCACCACCTTTAGGTCTTGATTCTTCTGGAAACATTCTTTCTGGTTTAGGAAAAACAGAAATCATTTCTTCATTAAGTTTTTTACTAGTAGCTAGGGCTTCTGGGTAACTAATCTTAGAAGATTTTTCTATAATATTCTGTGGAGAAAAAGGACTGTCTACTAACTCTGCCCCATTCTTATATCTGATTTCAGCTTTAATATTTGGAACACCTAACTCTTTTGCTAATGTTGCTCTAGTGTTTCCTTCTATTATGTAAGCTTCACCTTTATGGTTTACCTCTATCAGAATAGTTTTATTAGGATCAAAACCTTCTTTATCTACAGTTTTTTTAAGTCTGTCATATTGAGGTTCTCCTTTTTTTCTAACCTCACCTCTAGCTCCTTTTAAAGAAGAGATAACATCAGTATCTAAAAAAAGAGGTTTATCTTTACTAGTTCCTAAGAAAGCTGTAGTTGCTCCATCAAGAAGATTCTTTGATTTATTAGCTTCTTTTATTTTTCCAGAAAGCCAATCCTCTGAACCTCCAAAACCTTTAGTTACTGGATTGTCTTCTTTGTACCCAAAATCATCTAGTGTAAAACGTTGTTTCTTTCTGATAGCTCCTGCACCAAATGCTGACATTGCTGTAGGATTTATCTCGTACTGTTTTACTTTGTCAGCTAGAGCCTTGATACCTTTGGCTCCGTATTTACCTGCAACACCACCCATAAGAAGTAGACCACCTTCTATGGCAGCACTCTGACCTGCTTCTGTAAACTGGCTCTTTATATAATCGTAGTCACGTTCTTCTTCAGGCTTCATGTACTCCTGTGCAACATTTACTATGTTTACACCTGAGTCATAAAACGGTACGACAAAAGATGCAGCCTTAGATATATCTTCCTCTAAGTTTCCTGCTTCTCCTACAAACTTGTCAGCTTCCTGCTGTGCTCCTTCAGCAGTGTAACCAAACATCTCCATCTGCTCTGCTACACCACCCTCGTTATACTGACCTGTACCAAAGTGTCTACTAGGTGTGAACAGATATTCAATAAAACCTTTAAAAGAAGTTGAACTTTCTTTTTTCTCTTCTTTTTTGTCTTCTGGTAGATTAGGAAAAGTTTCTTCTGGAAAACCTTCTTCAATAGCACCCTTGTCAAACATAGTGTCTGATCTCCATTGTGCATACTCAGAAGCTTTTTCTTCACTAGAAAATACAGGTAATTTTTCACCTGTAATAAAGTCTTTACCTTGATTGTCTTTTAGTCTTTGTTTTACTTTTTCGTCACTAAGTCTATTACCACTTTCATCAATAGTAGGAGCAGTAATCCATCCAGTGCCAAAAGGTATTGTAGTACTTACCTCAGAATACCTAGTTCCTTTTTTACCAGTTATTTCACCAGTTTCATCAACCCAAACAGGTCTTCCACGTAATGTTTTTTCATTTGTTTTAGATCTAGGTCTAAGTTTAGGTTTAGTCTGGTTTAGGTCCATTCACTTCATCCCTGAGAAACTTTAGCCTACGTAAAGATTTTGCTTCACCCTGTAGTCTAAACAAGTCTTCTGCTTTTAAGGTTTGTTCCATTTGTACGTGTATGTGGTTTAGTCTTCGATCTAGTTCTTGATTCAGTGAATCCCAGATTTCGTGATTGTTTACTATTTGCTTTAGGCTCATGCTTGTCCTTCACCTGTGTTAGCTGAGAAACCCTGCTCTCCTGGGATTGGTGCTGTCCCTGTACCTATTTGCCCACCGCCTGAACCAGTTGTGTCTTGTACCTGTACACCTGCAGGAGCACCCTGTTGTGGTGCGTTAGGATCTACTTGTGGTGGTGGTGGTGGATTTTCTGCTTGAAACTTCTTGAGGATCTCAGCCTGTATAGCTGCATCACCCATAGAGTTTGTAAGTTTTTCAGGATCAAGATCCATAGACTTAGCAATCTCTCTGATAATATAATCCATTTTTGCAAAAGGTGCAAGTACTGGATTCTGTACAACGCCAAGAAATTGCATGAGTCTTTGGCTACGAACCTCGTTAGCCATCAAACTTTCAGTACCCTCTGCTTTAACTTCTAGATCCCCTTTGATTTCACTGTCGTAATCAAACTGCATATTAAAATGAAAGAAGGCTTTACCAAGAGGGCCAAGTAGATAGTCATCTACATTTTTAACAACAGTACGTATGCTACCGTTGGCAGCAGACATAAGCATAGAAATACCAGAAGCAGTACGGCCCACTCCTTGTACGCCTGTTTGACCATGAGCGAAAGAAGGAAAACCTGTTGATTCATCTGACAGCACCCTTGCTTTATCGAACATCTGCATGTTCTCGTTAGATACGTTTGGAAACTTAGTGCCAAAGATAGCTTGACCAGGAGCACCACCTTGTCTCCTAAAGACCTTACCAGGATAGATAGATAAGTCCTGCCCAGGCATAAGGTTAGTTTCGTCAATCTCAATAAGAAGATTACCAGACAGTGCAGCATTGTCCACACTCATCCTCATAAAACCATTCATGAGTGTTTGTGTATCATCCATGTTTTCTGCTATACCAATACCAAAGAACGAGTACGGATTTACTTCAAATGGTACTGCGTAGTATGGTAAGATAGAAGGAGTAAATGGGTTCATTACAAGGCGTAACACTTGACCGTTACAAATCCATATGTTTACAGATACTTGATCTTGATCTTTTAATTCCTTTGGTATCTCTACATCATGACCTTCTAAAATGTCTGTATCAACATAACCCCAGAACTCAAGGACGTTAAATCTTTCTGATCTAGTCTCTTGGTCTGCGTCTTCCATGACTTGTTCCCACCACTCTTTAGAGTAGGACTCACCAATCTCAATAGCAGTGTTGATTGCATTTGATCTGAAGAATGGTCTACGTTTTAGAGCACGTATCTGTGACCTAGACATTTTATGTTTTTCAATTACGTACTCAGCCTCATCCATGTTGTTAGCATCTGGGTCAGGATAAAAGTTCCAAATACTTACACTAGATGTTTGGGGTACGGTTTTAATAGTAGGGTTATACTCTCCATCTTCTGACCAAGAAGGATACTCTTTATCAAGAGCAAATGGACCCTTCATGATACCTGTGCCAAACAAAGCAGTTTCAAAGGCAGCTATACGTAATTGTTTCTTAGCATTAGACTCATCTAGTTGATCATGTATTTTCTTTTCCATCTTTTTAGCTGCAACCATAGCAGGATGAAAAGTAATCTTAGATGGCGTTTCACCTGGTCCTTCTTCTACCTTGTCTTGTACAGGAGATAGTTTGTCTTTTAAAGATCCTAGTCTTTCCCTTAGATCAATGATAGTTTCACCAGGCTGTAGTTTAGAATTGTCAGACATATACGAACTGTCTTTTGATACAGCACTTTGTATGTTAGGATCTGTCTCAAAGTTTACAGACTCAGATATACCCTCTGGTAAAACAGTAGGGTTAATAGAAATAGGAAACTTGTTAGAGCCAAAGAGAACATCTACAATTTGACCATAAGCTGCAAGAACT